GCTTCTTTGGAAGAGGAAGGTAGTAAGGCAGTCGTCCACGCAATCCCGGAACCACTTAAGGTTCGTTTGATTACGAAGGGTCCGGAATATCAGTACTGGTATTCAAAGTTCTATCAGAAAGCTTTATGGAGCCATCTTCAAAAGTATCCGCAATTCGCATTAACTGGCAGGCCGCTAGTTGTCGAGGATTTTATAAATTCCGACCTACGGCTGAAGTCACTTATGGTCGATAAGTTCGACTTATTTGTTTCCGGGGATTATTCCGCAGCGACAGATGAGTTGGACATTCGGCACACGAAGGCAGCTTTTGAGGCTTCTTTAAAAAGAATTTTTGAAACGAACAATGAGGACTCAAGGATCATTAGAATCTTGAGGAGTGTGCTCTACGAAGTGGAGTTACACTATCCTGACAGCACCAATATTGAACCCGTTCAACAGAGGACGGGGCAATTGATGGGCTCGACTTTATCATTTCCCATTTTATGTGTAATAAACTTGGTGGCATATTGGACCGCGTTAGAGACATATTTGAATCGTATGCTCGATTTCCAGGATCTCCCCGTTTTGATTAACGGCGATGATATCTGGTTTAGAGCAAATAACGAGTTCTATGATCTCTGGCAGGACACTATCCGGCAGGTGGGCTTCGAGCTCTCCCTTGGCAAAAATTACATTCATGATCGGTATATGACTATTAACACGGAACTGTTTTCTGCAAAGAAGACGACTTCCGGAGTTTATACATATACCAAGCTTGGCTTCTTAAACGTTGGTCTTTTGACCAAACAATCTAAGAGTACAGGCAGAAAGAATGTTAAGGATTTGCCTTTATGGGACATCTACAACTACCTCCTGGAGGGGGCTGTGGACAAGGAGCGCGTGCACCGTAGGTTTATACACTATAACTTGAAGGAAATAAACAAACTCTCTCAAAAAGGACAATATAATCTTGGAATACCAATAGAACTTGGCGGCTTGGGGTTTAATCTGCCTAGGCAGCCTAAAGCAACAAGTTTTCAAAGGCGTTTCGCAACTTTCATGAGTCGAAAATTCTATAAGAATCCTCTTAAGCACGAAAGCGCCAAGATTATTAGTAATAAACCTTCCAAAAGGGAAGAGTACTATCACAATCCGAGAGTAGTCATTTCTGCCAAGATTGGGCCTAAACAAAAATATGTAGAGAAGATAAAGAAAAGAGAGGTTGGCTTGCCACCGCTTGCACTTCCGGGCGACACGGAAACATCCGACATGAAGATTAGACTACCCAAGGGTAGCCTCATGAAAGAGTTCCGTGCCGAACGGTCGGCAAGGATGGGAGGTTCAATCTGGAGCTTCAAAGATGAAGTCAACGAGATTGTTGGCTATGAGGCTGGATAATATTTTCTACATACAAAAAAATACAAATGGAATACCTAATATATTTAATTTTACGTGCTAGAACCACATAAAACTTATCTCGCCTGAGAGACGTGACAAAACTCATGGGGTTCAAGACTGATCAGCCAAAACGGTGTTCTCAATCTCAGATTTGAGGACCTAAGACTTCCGTGCTAAGTCGGATCTAGTAACTTACCTGGCCTATGGCCTTAGTTAGCTGTTAAGCAACCTAAGGTTATAAGTTCATAAGCAGAAAGATTCGTAAATGCCGACAGACTGGAAAGCTGAAGTTTCAACTGTAAAAGAAACTAATCTTGGATGTACAGTCGCACCGACGGGTGGTATCCCATACACGTACAATTAATCAAAACGATTAATTTTAATATAACTATACTAAATAACAATAAAAGTAGTAATGCCAAACCAAAATCAAAAAGTGAAGAAACAGAACCAGAATCAGAAGGCAGTAAAGAGGGTCGCAAAGTCTCAACCCCGGAAGAAAAGAATAATCTCCGAGGGCGAAAGATGCGCGCTCGAATACGCCGCCTCATTGGCCGATCCATTCGATCTCTCGCTTGCGCCTTGTATTCCGTCATCTCCTTCTATCCCATCATCTAAAAGATGTTGTTGGGCGAAGGGGACCGGGGTAATAGGAACAAGTGGAGTAGGATGGATTTACGGTATACCCGTTGTCGCCAATGACTCCAACTTCCTCTACGTGAGCGATGTTGGGTCAACTGGTAGTAGTTTCTCGACGGTTGATGGAACTTCAATTATGAATAACTCACAATTGACTGGTCTTGACATTGCCGGAGACACCGACGGAGCCAGAATCAGGATTGTTTCGTTCGGAATTCGCATCCGCTATACTGGAACCCAATTAAATATGGGAGGTACAGCAGTTGCTTTCGAACACCCCATCCATGATACACTGACAGGCTTAGCCATGTCAGATCTTCTGGCTTACGGTCGATCCAGCTCTCAACAATTCGATCGTAAGTGGATTTCAACGACATATACCCCGAGTTATGATCTCGAGAACCAATATGGCTCCAACCCCTATGGGTACACTAATAACAATTTTCTTGGAATTATGTGCACCGGAGTGGCTGGAATGACATTTGAATTTGAGGCCGTCGTACATTACGAGGCCATTGGCGAATTTGTTCGCAACAAATCAAAGTCACCTGTTGCGCCTGTGGAGGCACAACAAGGAGCAAATTGGGTCTCAAACTTGGGTGATATGGCCTTGAGCGCCTTTGCTAACCTCCCTGAGGGGTCAGCAGTCCATGCCATACAGGCGATGGGGGCCCTTACTGGGCTTTCACCAACACCAACGGCTGGACAGGTGCTCCGCTTACTACATCGTTAGATGAGACAGAACTACTTAAATAAGAGTAATAATGAACTAATTAAAAATAAACTAAGATAATTTATACAAATAATAATTTTAGAGAGCCCGACGTAGGCTTGTCCATTTATTCCATTGTTCTGAACAAAA